ATTGAATTTCATATTATACCCTGCTCAACACTCGTATTACACAATCAACATTGGATTGTATTACGGAAACCAGTCATCCCGCACGCGCATAGGGGCATTGTGGACGAAAAAACTGACGAAAGATTTGACACCGAACAGGCCGGAAAACGGCGGCAATCCTATGACAATCGATTTCGGCCTAACAGGCACAGACAGACAAACGATTGAGGCACATCGGAACAATTTGATGATAGGAATGTATGTAACGGGCAGTTACACGGGGTATATAAATGAGATTGATATACTCGTCCCGGACACATCAAAAACCTACATTGGCGGCAGTCAGGCATCGGCAGCGTATGTCGGCACGACAAAAGCAAGTGCTGTTTATGTCGGAACGAACAAAGTTTTGTGAGGTGAAACAATGAGCAAATTCTTAACCCCGGATAAGATCCGGCACGAATACGGGCTGGAGATCAAAGAAAAGTTGATCCCGGACGGCAGTAAATATAAACCGAACCGCAAGTTGATGCGCGGCAAGGTGGAGTATATCACGATCCATAACACCGCCGATATCGACGAGGCCGAGGGCACCAACGACGCGGAGCAGTACGCCCGCGCTACGCTGAACGGCAACATGGGCGGCGTGAGCGTGCATTACTATATTGACGAAACGGACTGCTGGCAGCTTTTGCGTGAGGATGAAATGGGCTACCATGCGGCGGACGGCTTCGGCCCCGGCAACGGTACCAGCCTTGCCATTGAGATCATCATGAAGGGCGACAAGAGCAAGGACGACAAAGCGGCGGAGGACCGCGGGGCGCTGTTGGCGGCGATCTTGCTCAGAAAGCACGGTCTTGCCATTACCCGCCTGAAAACGCATAGGGATTGGTACCCGAAAAAATACTGCCCCGCCTATATCCTGCCTCACTGGAACGATTTCGTGAAGCGCGTGATGGACTATACCCATGCCATGGATCACCCGGGCGACGTGGACATGGACGGCAAGGCGACCACGAAGGACGCGCGGTTGGCGCTCCGGGCGGCCATAGGGCTGCAGAAACTCACCGGGCCGCAGGCGCTGGCGGCGGACATGGACGGCGACGGCAAGGTAACGACCAAGGACGCGCGAGCGATCTTAAAACTGAGCGTAGGAGGAAAATGAGATGGATCTCAATGACGATATTTTTGAGGGGCTAACCGAGACCGGCGCGGATGCGGTGCACGAAGCGAGCGTTATAACGTGTACTAACATAGCGCCGGAGGCGCCGGAGGAGCCGAAGGAACCGGAGAGCAAATGGGCGCTGCGGGACAGGCTCAGGAGCCGCGCTCTTTGGGCTGCGCTTGCCGGTTTGCTGATCACGATACTCGGGGCGTTCGACGTGTGGGACGCCATTGGGATCACGGAGCCGGAGCTGAAGGGAATCTTGACGGCCATAGGATCGTTACTCGCGGCGTTCGGGGTGTTCAACGATCCGACGGAGAGGACCAGATTTTAAAAATGGATGACGCAACGAGAGCGCTGATCGAGACCGAGGCGCGCAGCAAATCGAATATGCACCGGCTGGACGTGGTTGAGAAAAAACTGGAGGATTACGGACAAGTAATTACCAGCATACAGCTATTAGCCCAGAGGATGGAAAGCATGGAAAAATCCGTGAACGAGATCAATACGGACGTAAAAGCGCTGAAGGACGCGCCGGGCGAGTGGTGGAAAACATTGCTCAAGGGTGCGCTGGGCGCGCTGGTGGGTGCGGTAATAATGTATCTATGCGGGAGATGGGGGCTTGTATGACGGACGAAAAAAAATACGGCATGGAGGCCGCGCTGGCGGCCATGGAGCGGAGCAATAAACATATGTTTATTATCATCCTTGTGCTGATCGCGGCGCTGATCGTGAGCTGGGCCGGGTTTATCTGGTACGAATCACAGTTCGAAACGGTGGAACAGACGCGGACCGTGGAACAGCAGGCGGATGGAGACGGAAATTATCAGCTCGTAGGCGGTGATTATTATGGCAGTCAGGCAGAAGGTTACGACAACGACGCGGAGACGGGTACGTAAAACCGGAGGTAAAACCGGATACAAGAAATGCCCGACCTGCAAGGGCAGCGGGCGCGTAAAATCAAAACGATGAGAGAGTACACAAACAGCGAGATATCAGCGGCCATAGATGAGCATATCCATAACGAACGGGACAGGGCGATATTAAAGCGCCGGCTGATTGACGGCGTGTGCTTTGAGCCGCTGGCGGAGGAGTTCGATCTCAGCGTGCGGCACGTGCAGAATATAGTGTACAGAGGCAGTGATAAGATATTTCGACATTTGTAAATAACTCCTGAAGGGAAGCGGACCGGCGCAAAACGGTCCGCTTCTCTTTTGCGTAAAAAGTGCATATATAAAGCGTTTTCGCATCGTGGTGCGAGAGCGCTTATTTTATTATGCTTTTATTGAGGTGAGAAACATGGATATCATCAGATACATGACGGCCAACGGGGCGGATTTCGACCTGGCAGCCATCATAAGCGAGATGTCTCACTGATGGCGGAATGGGAATATTTTAATCCGAATCCGAGAGGGAGAAAAACCGGGGATTGCGTGATCAGGGCGGTTTGTGCCGCTACAGGAAAAAGCTGGAATGAGGTGTACACAGGGATAGCGCTTGCCGGGTATGCCTTAGAGGACATGCCAAGCTCCAACCACGTGTGGCGATCTTATCTGCACTCGTTGGCTTTTAAAAGAGCCACAATACCAAACACATGCCCGGATTGTTATACGGTGGGTGATTTCGCTGATGATCATCCGCGGGGGACATATATCCTTGGAACGGGCAGCCACGCTGTTTGTGTAAAAGGAGACGGCCCGAATGGAGCCGTGATAATGGATTCGTGGGATAGTCGAAATGAAATACCTTTATATTACTACTATAAGGAGTGACAGGCATGGCATATTATAATCCGTATTTTAACGCGCCGGCGCCGGGGATCGTACCGGTGCAAAGCGAGCAGGACGTGGCGCGGTATCCGGTGGCGCCGGGGAACAGCGTTACATTTCGCATAGAGGGGACGCCGTATATCTATACAAAAACCATGGGCGTTTCGCAGTTTGACCAGCCGATTATCGAAAAATACCGGCTTGTAAAAGAGGAAGTGCAGGGGCCAAAGCAGGCCGAATACGCCACAAAGGCGGAGCTCGACGAGCTGCGCGAGATGCTGAAAAAACTGACGGAGGGTAATAACGATGAGTAACAATATGATACAGATGATCATGCAGGCGATGCAGAACCCCGGCGCTGTGCTGCAGAAAATAGGGCTGGGGCCGGAGGCTTTGCGCGATCCGCAGGCGGCCGTGCAGCAGCTCATGAATAGCGGGCGTATGAGCCAGCAACAGTTTAACCAGATGCAGCAGGCAGCGCGGCAGATCCAGAGCATGATGGGTAAATGATATCAACGCGGGTGCACACGTGCGGATATAAATAAAATTAACAGGAGGGGCTAATTATGCTCTCAGAAAACAGCGGCGGCATGAGCTATAACATGCCGGTATCTCCGGCCTACGCGGGCGGCGGCTTCGGCGGCGAGTGGATCATCATCCTCCTCATTTTCGCCATGTTCGGCGGCGGCTTCGGCGGCGGCTTTGGCGGCGGTTACGGCGGATATGATTTTCCGTGGCTGCTCAACGGGCAGAACGGGATCAACAACAACGTAAACGACGGTTTCCGCGATGCGCAGCTCAGCAGCAGCGTGATGGGGATCAACAACGCAGTGACGTCCGGTTTCGGGGACGTTCAGACCGCGCTTTGCGGCGGGTTTGCCGGGGTGAACGCTACGGTAAACAACGCCCAGAATCTGCTGGCACAGCAGCTCTATACAAACGAGATCGCCAGCCTTAACCGGAGCTATGACGCGCAAACCGCAAATACGGCGGGCCACAGCGCGCTGCAGGCGCAGCTCGCGCAGTGCTGCTGCGATAACAGATTGGCCACGGTGCAGACTCAAAACATTGTGCAGACTGAGGGTGCGGCGACGAGACTTGCTATCCAGAATCAGACGCAGCAGATCCTTGATAAACTGTGCGCGCAGGAGATCGAGACGCTGCGCGAGCGCAACGTAAGCCTGCAGAACCAGGTTAACATGCTCAACCTGGCGGCCAGCCAGACGGCGCAGAGCGCTTACCTGATCGACAAACTGACGCCGGCCGCAACCACAACCGGCTGACGGGAGGTGCTGACAAATGCACGGCCTTTACAATCTTAAAGAGGCGCTGATCGATGAGCTTTGCGAGCACGGCGAAAAAGGCGTAACCAAGGAGAGTTTGCATGAAATCGACACGCTTGCGCACGCCGCAAAAAACGTGTGTAAAATCATCGACGCCTGCAGCGACGACGAGTACAGCGGCAGGTATTACACGAGAGATAACGGCGCCAGCTACAGACGCGGCAGAGACCGCATGGGCAGGTTTACGAGCCGGGACGAGGGCCCGGACGCGCCGGACATGAGCAGAGCCATGGATAGCATGAGCAGAGCGGCAAACAAGGAGCGCACCGTGCAGACGCTGCAGCAGCTGATGGATACGGCGGCTGACGAGCGCACGCGCGGGAAATTCAGAGAGCTTATACGCGATATGCGTAACGGCTGACAGAATCGCCCACCGGGGAGGCACGATTGACTGAACCGGCGGGCGGTTTTTGTATCCCGTTTGTATGCCGTAAGGAAAAAAAGAAAAACCTTGATGTACCAGAATCGTTGGTATATCAAGGTTTTTGTGGTCGGAGTGACGGGATTCGAACCCATGGCCTCTTGGTCCAGAACCAAGGAGCTCGTCCACGGTGACGCCGAGAAATTCAGCGATTTGCGGGAGATATTTTTTCCATGATTCAATGCGTCCGGACTTCCAATCAGTAAAGGCATTTTTGGATATGCCTAAATAATCGGTTAAATCTTTTTGTTTGAAATTTTTTCTTTTTAATATAACTAAGATGGTGTCAACAGTACTCAAAATTCGGCCCCCCTTTTTTGTGCAAGTATACAAAGTGTGAAAAATTCGGACAAAAGTGGTTGACAGTACGGAAAATGAGTGCTATTATTGAACCGTGGTTAATCCACAAGATGAACATAACACACAAACGAAAAAAAGTCAAGGAGGGGCTGAGATGCAGGACTATAGCCGGAAATGCTGGTTGTGCGGCAGAAACGGGGCCGCCGATCCGCTCGACGAGCACCACGTGTTTGAGGGCTGGGCGAATCGTGAGATCAGCAAAAAATACGACGTTACAGTGCCGCTGTGCCACCATGACTGCCACATATTCGGCAAGAAGGCAGCGCATAACTGCCGGGAGACGGCGGAAAAACTGCACAGGTACGGGCAGCGCCGGGTGATGCTGGAGCAGGGATGGACCGTGGAGGAATTCAGGATGGCTTTTGGCAAAAACTGGCTGGATGAGGACGAGATCGAGGAGATCTACGCGATCCAGAGAGGAGAGACGACGGAGCCGGAGTACGGCGAGGACGCATTCGTGGCGACGGACGAGGTTTTTGAATTTCCATGGGCAAGTTAGAATTAATGCCGTGTGACTACCGGACAGCGGCGGATTTCGTGGACAAAAACCACCGGCATAATAAAGCGCCGGTAGGACACAAGTACAGCATAGCAGCATACAATGACGGGCAATTATGCGGCGTGGTGATGGTTGGCAGACCTGTAGGCAGATTCTTGGACGATGGGATAACGCTGGAGGTAAACCGGTGCTGCACGGACGGAACGAAAAACGCCTGCTCTTTATTGTACGGTGCTGCGTGGAGAGCGGCAAAGGCGCTCGGCTATAAAAGGATGTTCACGTATACGCGCGTCAGCGAGCACGGATCAAGCCTGCGGGCTGCAGGATGGACATACGACGGTCCGGCAGGCGGAACGCATTGGACGGGCGCTCGGTACGAGCAAATGGAAATGCTGGATGAGACAAAACACAGATGGATAAAGGAAATAAAATAATGTGCGCGTGAGATATAAGGCGCTGTGGTTTAATGAGTGGGTAGGAACGCCTCCGTGATAGGGAGGAGATCCGGGTTTGAGTCCCGGCGGCGCTTAATATGGGAACCGGGCAGCGCGCACCCGGCGCAGGGGACTGCGGAGTGTTCAAGCGGCGCGTCACACAGCGCTGCGGGCGGGAACGCCGTATAGGCGCAGAACAATGTGTGCCTTTGCCGGATGGGAGGGTCAAATCCGGCCCCGCTTTTTAATGCGGAATTTGGAATTCGGAATTAAATCAGAGGAGGATAGATACATGAGCACGGGAGAGATCATCCGCAGGCGCCGAGAGGCGCTGGGAATTGAGCAGAAACAGATGGCGGCTCAGCTTGAAATCACGCCGAGTATGCTGTGCCAGATTGAGAGAGGGACCAAACAAGTTACCATCCCATTGGGAAAAAAAATCGCGTGGATACTTGAATGCACGTTAGAGGATCTGGCGGGGTGACGGTATGGAAAAGCTGTTTTGTGGCATAAACGAGCTGGCGGAGCGGTACGGCGTGAGCAGACGAACGATGTATAACCTGCTGGCCGCCGAGGATGCGCCGCCGGTGATGAAGCTGGGCGGCAGGAGCCTCGTGGAAGTAGGGCTGATGGATGAATGGATCAGGCAGAAAATGACGCCGAGCGTCATGGAACAAAATAAACGGAGGGCATGATCAATGTTTAATAAAAAGAAAATGGTGAAGAAGGCGGCGAGCTATGCGCTGTGCCGGTTAGAGGACGAGTGCAGCAGGCTGCAGGCCGAAAACGACGCGCTGAGAGCGGCGCTGGCAAGAGCCGTGGACACCGGCGTGGGGCTGGAAAACGAGCTTGCCAAGAGCAGGGCGGAAAAAGCGCACGAGATAACGGTGCTGGAGAGCGAAATCAATGCCAGAATAAATGCCGGAATGCGCGATCTTGGGGAAGAATGCGATGAAATGCGCAAAAAACTGTATGAAAAGACGCAGGAAATAGCGCTGCTGGAAGATCAGCGCAACGAGGCGTGGGACACGGCAAACAGCTATAAAGAGGCGTGGGAGGCGCTGCGGTGGCGGACGTGGGTGCTTCTGAAAAGCACAAATATAGATGCAGCGGACGTATTTGAGAGCGATATCCGGTACCGGCTGGCAGACGAGCAGGCCATAGACCCCGCGGGGATCGCACCGTGTGAATGATATGAGCGTAGCGTATATAGCAGGGCCGATCAGCGGCGTGAAGGATTATAAACAACGGTTCGCGCGCGCGGGGCGATACCTGCGGCAGATGGGATTTGACGTCATCCTGAACCCGGCGGAGGTACTGCCGGAGGAGATCGAGCCGAAACAGGCGCTGCCCATCTGTTTGCGGATGATAGAGAACAGCGACATTATATTTTTTATGCCGGATTGGAGTGCGAGTCCGGGCGCGAACATAGAGCGGCTCTACGCCGCGTATCTGGATAAGCAAATCGAGTATTTGCCGGACAATGATACAAAAAGGAGGAAACCATTATGAGTATTGCAGTGGGTATCGTTATTTTGATCGAGGCGCTGCTGGCGCTGGGGATCGTATTTGGGTTTATGCACGAGGATAAGGTAATCGCGTGGGAGCAGCGCACGGCGCGGGAGTGGCGCAGGCGGCTGTGCGAGCGGTGGCTTAACCGTGGCGATCTGGAGGCGGTGACGCGGTATGGACGGTGATAAAAAGGTAAAATACAGGTGCGTGATTATAAGCGGGTTTCCCGGAGTAGGGAAAAGCACAGCGGCAGAAAAAATCAAATATGTAATGGATGCAGAGAGCTCGGGATATCATTACGAGTTTGACTGCAAAACGGGCGAAATGATAGAACGTGATGACTGGGTGCAGCATTATGTTGATTTTATACAGCGTGAGAGCACGCAGGAGAATTACGGGCTGAATTATTTGCTTGTGTCGTCGCATGCGGAAGTACGCGCCGAAATGATAAAACGAGGAATACCGTTTATTTTTGTGGTCCCGGATCAGGGACTGAAAAACGAATATATGAAACGGTTCTTAAAGAGAGGATCCCCGGTGGAATTTATTAAATATATGTACGATCACTGGACGTCATTTTTTGCGGGCGTCGTAAACGGCGGAGCTCCGGTTATTTATTTGAATTCGGGTGAGTATTTATCTGATTTAATAGGAGTTTAATATGGCGAGAATGCTTGATATCTATATCCGCCTCAGTGATGCGGAGCAGCGGGCGCTGAAAACGCATCTGATGCGGATCGAGGACAGGGATAAGCACCGGCGGCGGAAGGCGCTGAAGGAATATAACAGGTTTTTGGACTATCTGGAGGCCAGCGGGCGAATCTCGGAGCCGGAGCGGGTGAAACTGGAAACGTACCGGCTGGAAACGCGGCACGTGGATAGTAGTCGTCAGTAGTCAGAAGTCAGTGGTCAGAGAAGCGGCACGGTGTGCCGCGCTACGATAGAAGGAGGAGATATGCGGATCGGGCTTTGGAGTGACGCCCACAATTTTCCGGGTTTGCCGCTCATGAAACTGAGCGCATACCACAAGAGTATCGGGGATCAGGTGGAAATGCTGAACCACCTGCAGCATTACGACAGGGTTTACGCCAGCAAGACGTTTAACTTTACCGAGGACTTGGACGAGCGATGCGTGGTACAGGCGGACGAGATCGTGCGCGGAGGCAGCGGGTACCATATCAAAATGGTGGATGGGCGAGAAACGTGGGAAGGCGAGGACGAACCGCTGCCGAAGGAGATCGAGCACATTTACCCGGATTATGGGCTGTACCCGGAAAATAAGGATGCCATAGGATTCCTCACGAGGGGCTGTCCGAGGGGCTGCGGGTTTTGCATCGTGGCCTGTAAAGAGGGGAGGGCCTCCAGACAGGTGGCGGAGCTCTCGGAGTGGCGGCACGAACAGAAACATATAACGCTGCTGGACCCAAATATCCTTGCCTGCAGGGAACATGAGAGACTGCTGCAGGAGCTGATTGAGAGCAGGGCTTGGGTGGATTTTTCGCAGGGTCTGGACGTGCGGCTTGTAAATGCGGATAACGTGCGGCTGCTCAATGAGATCAAAACCAAAATGGTGCATTTCGCGTGGGACGACGCAAAAACGGATCTGCGAGATCAGTTTGCATATTACGCAAAGCACGGGGCGATAACGGACCCGCGGAGGCGGTGCGTATACGTGCTGACCAATTACAATAGCACAATGGAGGAAAATCTATACAGGATCTATACGCTGCGGGATATCGGCGGGTACAGAAAAGGCTTTAACCCTTACGTGATGATTTACGACAAGGCGCACGCGCCGCGGGAGATCAGGTTGCTGCAGCGGTGGTGCAATAATAAACGGATATTCAAAACGATTGATCGTTTTGAGGATTATGACCAAAGAAAAGGATAACAGGAGGAAAACAAAATGAGCTATGAACAGGAATGGAAGGGCCGTCCGTATGCGGGCTATTTGGAGGGCACGCTGCAGGCGCTGTTTGGCCTGGACCCGGAGGCGATTATGGTGGTGGCCATTATGGGCAACGGCCAGACCATGACGAGCAGCTTTAACGTGGACGCCGGCATGCGGTGGGAAATGCTGGGCAGCATTATGCACGATCAGATTATGGACATAGTGCGTGCGAACAAAAAAACATTGCTGGATGAACCCGGCGAATAAATAAAAAACGGAGGATAAAGAAAATGACGGAGGACATTAGACTCGAAAAAATCATTGCGGCAAATCTGGTGTGGCTGATGCGGCATAACAACGAGACCCAGACGGAATTGGCGCAGGCGACACAGATCGATCAGGGGAGTATGAGCGCATACGTTAACGGCAAGTATGTGCCGAAGGTGCAGTATTTGATGCGAATGGCAGAGCATTTCGGCGTGAGCGTTGACGAGCTGCTGACCATGCAGAATCGGCTGGATTTGTGCCCGTTTTGCGGTGCAGAGGCAACAATGGAAAAGGACGAGCTGGGCTGGTACGTGAAGGCACAGCATGAGACCGGGTGCTATATAGGCATATGGGAAATGCAGCATTTGCTGCCGATGTGTTTCAGCACAAAAGAGGCGGCAGCAGAGGCATGGAACCGGCGCGGGAATGAGGGGTGATGAATATGCAAACATGGAACGATTACAAAACAACACAGCCGACGGAGGGCGGCCGGTATCTGACCTTTGGGTTCGACGGTGTCAACGAGAGGATGCTGATCATGCGGTGGAACGAGATCAATAATCGCTGGGTGCAGACGGGCGTGCTGGCGCATATAACAGTAACACATTGGATGCCGCTGCCGGCGCCGCCGGAGACGTGAAACAATAGGAGGTAGGATTGTGAACGAGGATAAGATAATGCGGGCAATATGTGACGCGCTGGATTATAACGGGTTGACGTCGGTTGTGAAAAGCTGGGCAAATATTGAGCCAGTTGTTTGTGTTTGTGGAAACGGAGATTTTTATCAGCAAATAGCATGCCCGGATTATTACGGACAGACTGAGGAAGAGCGGACGCCGGACGATTATTATCAATTACAGTTTGTTTGGATGATCGGCGTGCTTATGTTTGGCGATTACGGGACGAGCCCGCGACACGGCTGGATTGAGGACGTTGATGGTTTTCGGGCATGGATAAAAAGGATCACTGAGTCCGCGGACGCATGACAATATAATAGATTTATTTTAATTACTTGTTAATAATCTTATTTAAGTCCCCACTTTCTCCGTAAGAAAATGCCGGAGAGGGGGTAGGGGACGAGGGGAAGGGGGAGAGGTGGCATTTTGTCGGATTTTCGTGCTCTCCCCCTTCCCCCGCGGGGAGAGGCACAGAAACATTTCGGAGGAGCTATGAGAGCATTATACAGAGAGCAGACATATATCCACGGGGACTACGCCACGGTGAGCTTGTACCCGGTGTATACGCCGATCAGGCGCCGGCACGGGCGGAGTAAACCGACGAGCGACGTGCAGCAGAGGCTTAACGATTTTAACGCGCGGGAGCGGCTTGGCAGGCAGATCGACGCTAATTTTAAGCCGGGTGACGGATTTTGGACGCTCACGTTTCGACCGGAGGCGCTGCCGGGGACGCGGGAGGACATGATACGCGTGTATCAGGCGTACAAACGGCGAATGGCGCGGTATTTTAAACGCGAGGGGCTGGGCGAGATGAAAACGGCGGCGGTGATCCACGGGGACGCGGGAACGAACGCGAAACGGCTGCATATCCATATCGTGGTCGATGCGGATATCCCGGCGGGAGATATGGAAAAACTGTGGGGAAATGGTTTTGTATCCGTGCGGCCGCTGGTGTTCGGGCCGCTGGGTGCCAGAGGAATTGCGGAATACATGATGGCCGGCATGGAGTGGGGGCGCGTGATGACGACGCGCAATATCATCGACCCGGAGCCGACGGAGCGCACCGGGCGGATCAGCGCGGCAGCGGTACAGGAGCTGCATGACAATTGGGATAACAAACAGGCGTATCAGGGCAGATGGCCGGGGTACGAGATCGCGGACGTGCGGCCTTTTTATAACACATTCAATCGGCAGTATTATCTGAGAGTATATCTTTACAAACCGAGGAGGGATCGTAAAAATGGAGCGCAGACAGTGTAAATATTGCGGACGGTATATGGAGGAGGACGCGGACTACGAGTTTTGCTCGGGGACGTGTGCGGAAAAATTTTATCACAATCTTCAGGCCGGACGGGTGCGAAAAACCTGCGCGGAGTGCGGGACGGAATTTAAGAGCAATGGCGAACGCTGGGGAAACCTATGCGCAAAATGCAAATACAAACAGGCGCAGCCACAGGCGAAACATACGGCAGCGCCGGGTAACGGCATTGACGAGATCATAGCCGAGCAGCAGAGGATCTTGCAAGAAACCGGAAAAAGACTCTCCTACGGAGAGATCATGGCGCGCAAAACGAGGGGCTGAGAAAATGGACCGGGATCGCCAGCTTGAAATAGACGGGAGTTTAAAATGCCAGAAATGCCCGATGTTTGTGCGGACGGCAAAAGGCCCGCGGATCGTGTGCCGCGGGTTCATGCCGCGTACCACGGTGGGGCTTTGTTTCCGCACGCCGGGCGCGCGGCTGGAATACATGAATGATTTCTGCAACACGGATCGGTGCTGGATGGGTTGCCCGATCTATCAGGCCGCGGCGGAAAGCTGCGAAGAAGGATAAAAAAAGACCGGCGGGCGCCGGTCTTTTTTTATTTATAGTACATCTTTCCGATTTCGCTCGGGAGGAGCTTGCGCTCATCACCGATCACGGGATCGTCGGAATCGGGGTCGAAAATCAGCTCGGTGAGGATAACGAAGCGGCCGATCTCTGTCACTTTGTAGATGCCGGTGAAGTCGCTGATGATATCACCGATTTCGATCACATGGTGATCTCTGGTGCGGATTTTATCCATGATTACTCCTCCTTTATTTTGTGAGCATGGACGCGATCAGGGCGGAGAGGGAAACGCCGGTCTCCTGCGCTTTGCGACGGAGAGACGCAACGAGGGAAGCGGGGATAGAGATCGTGAGGATCTCGCTGCTGTCGTCCTCTGTTACGGCGCCGAATTCGGATTCGTACTCGTCGGCAGTGAGATTCTCCTCGGCCCATTTGCGTGCCTCATCATACGTGAGCGGGATGATCTTCTCGCCGCCGCTCCAGCAATTCTGTTCGACGTGCTCGGCATAACGGGAGCTGGGACCACCTTCGCCGTAGAGAAAATACTCACCGGTGCGCTTACAATAGAGGACTTCGGACCACCAGTTGAAATCATTGGGATAACTGTAGCTGTTGCTGCCGACCTCACGGGCTGTGGATGTGTCGTACTTGCGGTTGTTGATGATTTTTTTCATTTTGTTGCCTCCTTATTCATAAATGACGATCTTGCCTGCGTCATTAAGTCCAAAATCGGAAATCAGGTAACAAGCCAGAATGTTCTTGGCGTCCTCGCTATCATCGGGAAGGTCCGAAAATTCACCCGTGATGCAATCGCCGTTGTGATATTCATCGTCTAAATCGTGGATGAGAAGAGCGGGGATTTCTTCTCCGTCAAAAATAGAAGTGATCTCCGTGAATTCGATTTGTTTGCAAAATCCATCAGAATAACTGATCGTAACGGTTCTCTGATTTCTGCCTTCGGTGATCGTGTCGTAAAGTGTCATTGTAAATTCCTCCTGTTTTTTTGTGTTTTGTTTTTTACAATGTCATTATAGCATATGTGTTTAATAATGTCAAGCATAAATTTGAGAATAACAAAAAAATTTTGAATCTGAAAAACGGCGGCGGGGTTTTGTGTGTCTTGGGAGGAGCTGGGGCGGGTGTTAAAATGGATTTGCAGGCGGATGCGGCGGCCTTTTTTTGAGATCGTGAGATGGGCGCGATCTTCCTCCGAATTCTTTTCGTCGCCCGCCGCCTGTTATTTTGGAGTGAGACGCATGACGGAGAATATACCGTGGAATAAAATCAAAACTGAATATTTGGCGGGCGGAATCAGCCAGCAGGCGCTGGCGGACGAATACGGCATCAGTTACAAAACGCTGCGGGATCGCGCGGCGAAAGAGAGATGGACGGAGCTCCGGGCGAAAACGCGGGAAAAAACCGGCGAAAAAATGACGGAGGCCATAAGTGATGCGAAAATAAAAAAAATAGAGCAGCTCGTGGACCGGTTGTTAGTACAGGCGAACATTGCCAGCCGGCAGCTGACCAAGCGGCCGAAACGCATCACCGAGCGGGAGAAATTAGCGGACGGCCGGGAGCGCGTGACCGTGCGCACGGAATACGAGGAAGGCCGCGTGGTTGATCCGGAAAACCTGCGGACGCTGAGCCAGACGGCTAGATACCTGTACGAGATAGTGCAGGGGCTTGAGGGCAAAAACGAGGACAAAAACACCATTACCGTGCGGTTTCGCGGAGGAGACGACGATGCGGATTTTGAGAGGCTCGCAAAATGAGAGAGCTCGTATTCGACCTTCCGAACGAAAAACAGGACCGGGTGATGTGCAGCAATGCGAAGCATATCGGGTTCGGCGGCGCGCGCGGCGGCGGGAAAAGCTGGATGGTGCAGACCAAAAGCGTTTTGCTGTGTTTGGAGTATCCGGGGATCAGGATCTGCATTGTGCGGCGGACGTTCCCGCAGCTGGAAGAAAACCATATCAACGTGATGCGGCCAATGCTCAAGGACGTGGCGGACTATAACCAGCAAAAAAGGCGGTTTTCTTTCCCGAACGGGAGCAGTATTAAATATAACTACTGCCGGAACGACGCGGATACGGAAAACTTCCAAGGGCAGGAGTACGACGTTATTTTCATTGACGAGGCGACGCAGCTCAGCGAGGACCAGATCAAAAAGATCGGCGCCACCTGCCGCGGCACGAACGGATTGCCGAAACGCATTTACTATACCTGTAACCCCGGCGGTCAGGGCCATGAGTTTATAAAACGCATCTTTATCGACCGGGAATATCTGCCGACGGAGAGACCGGAGGACTACGAGTTCGTGCAAAGTCTCTTGAGCGACAACGAGGCGCTGATGCGGGAGGACCCTGATTACCAGGCGTACTTGGAGGGGCTGCCGGACAAACTGAAACGGGCGTGGCTCTACGGCGAATGGGATATTTTTGAGGGCCAGTTCTTTGAGGAATTCCAAAAAGTGCCGAACCGGAGCTTATGCGAGGCCGCCGGCATCAGCCAAAAAGAGGCGCTGGCGCGGCAGATGTATACGCACGTGATCGAGCCATTTGAGATCCCGCCGACGTGGCCGATCTACAGATCGTTCGACTTCGGCTACGCGAAACCGTTTTCGTGCGATTGGTGGGCGGTGGACTACGACGGGCGCGCTTACCTGATCGGCCAGCTCTACGGCTGCACGCAGACGCCGAACGAAGGCGTGAAATGGCACCCGGACAAGATCTTTTCGGAGATCGCCCGCATAGAGCGGGAGCACAGGTGGCTCAAGGGCAAGGCCATTACCGGCGTGGCGGACCCAAGCATATGGGATAAGAGCCGAGGCGAGAGCATCAACGATTTTGCGGTAAAGCAAGGCGTATATTTCACGCCGGGCGATAACGCCAGATTACCGGGTTGGATGCAGGTGCATTACAGGATGGCATTTGACGAGAGCGGGCGGCCGCGGATGTACTTCTTTAACACTTGCAAACAGGCGATACGGACGGTGCCTCTATTGATGTACAGCGAAACGGATACAGAGGACCTGGATACGACGCAGGAGGATCACTTTGCGGACAGTATGCGGTATTTTTGTATGAGCAGGCCGGTGGAGCCGGTGCGGATCTACAGAAAAGCGGAACGCGGGCCGGACCCGCTGAATCTATATGATAGCTTAATGTGAGGGGCTTATGGCGAAAATAGGCAGAGAACAGATATTAGAGGCGTGGGATACGTTCCACCGGTATAAGGACGGCAAGGCGCAGCTGGATCAGAGGATCATTGATAACGAGAAATGGTTCCGGCTGCAGCATTGGAACGCGCTGCGGGTGGATAAAAAACGCAGGCAGACCGGCTGGCTTTTTGCGGCCATTATCAACAAGCACGCCGATTTTATGGATAATAAGCCGGAAGTGACGGTGCTGCCGAGAGAGCAGAGCGACGAGGAGACGGCGCAGGCGCTGACGGAGATCATGCCCGTGATCATGGAGCGCGGCGGCTGGGAGCAGAGCTACAGCCGGGGTTGCTTTGACAAGCTCAAATTCGGCGCGGGCGCATACGCCGTATTGTGGGACCCGGCCGCGGAAAACGGGCTGGGCGACGTGCGCGTGCCCCGCGTTGACGCGCTGAATCTGTTTTGGGAGCCGGGCGTGGAGGATATCCAACGGAGCAAAAACCTGTTTTACGTACAGTTGGTTGACCATGACGTGCTTAAGGAGCTTTATCCGAAAAACAAGGACGTGCAGGAGCGCCTGAGTGCGCCGAGCGAGACGGTGACCAGATATACCCACGAGGATTATATCGACACCAGCAAAAAGAGCCTTGTGGTGGAATGGTATTACAAAAAAGAGGGCAAGGTCCATTACGCAAAATTCGTGCAGGATATCCTTTTATTCGCCAGCGAGAACGAGGAGGAATATAAGGAGCGCGGGTGGTATGACGACGGGATGTATCCGTTTGTGCTGGACCCCATGTTCCCGGAACCGGATACGCCGCACGGGTTCGGCATTATCGACGCCATGCGGGATACCCAGGAGGATATCGATGAGCTGAACGACCTGCAGATGCGAAACGCGAAGATCGCCAGCAAGCGCCGGTGGTTCGTAAGGCGGGACGCGCAGATCAATGAGGCGGAGTTTGCGGATTTCGACAACGATTTCATCCACGTAAACGGCAACATGGACGAGTTCAGCCTGCGTGAGATATCAAACGAGCCGTACAGCGGCACCTACGTGAGCATACTGGAAAACAAAATTCAGGAGCTCAAGGAAAACAGCTTTAACCGGGACGTATCGAACGGCGGCGCCAGCGGCACCACGACGGCGGCCGGCATTGCCACGCTGGCGGAGAACAGCAGCAAATCGAGCCGCAGCGCGATTCAGGCCACGTACCGGGCGTACCGGCAGATCATAAACATGGTGATCGAGCGGATACGGCAATTCTACGACGTGCCGAGAATCTTCAGAATCGTGGGCGAGGACCGGCAGACGCGCTTCGTGAGCTTTAGTAACGAGGGGCTGCAGGGCCAGCCGGTGACCGGCATAGAGATGGATTTCGCCAGCAAAGAGCCGGTATTCGACCTGGACGTGCGCGTGGCAAAATCAAACGCATGGAGCCGGGCGGCGCAGAACCAGGACGTGTTGAATTTCTTTGGGATGGGATTTTTCAATCCGCAGATGGCCACGCAGGCGCTCGCCTGCCTTGAGGTGCTGGAAATCGACAACAAGGACAAACTGATACAGACCATACAGAAAAACGGCACCCAGCAGCAGTTTATGACGCAGTTTTTGCCGCTGCTGCTGCAGGCGGCGCAGATGGTGGACCCGCAGATGGCGGCGGCCGCCATGCAGGCAGCCGTGGGCGCCGGGCTGATAGAGCAGCCGCAGGCCGTGCCGGAGACGGGCGCGGCGCAGCTGGCAGAGACGGACGCCAACGGGCAGATGCAGCGCAGCAACAGCTATATGGAGCGGCAGCGGCAGATCGCCGCGAATAGGACGGCGCCGCAATGATCAGCGTGAGATATTACGACGACGGCAACGTGCGGGAGCTGGAGATCAGCGGGCACGCGGGCGCGGCGCCGGAGGGCATGGACATATTCTGCGCGGCTGCCAGCACGCTGGCGATCTCATTGAGGGACGCAATGACGGAGAGCAACGTGCCGTTTGATGAGCTAATTGACGAAGGTTACGCAAAATTCGTTTGCGAGGACGCGCGGGCGAGAGATTGGTTTTATATGGCCATGCGTGGGTTTTTGACGCTTGCGGAGATGTATCCGCAGTATTACGCGGTCACGACGGCGTGATCAGAATAATAAGCGTGTGAGGGGCTCGGCCCTTGACATAGATCAAAATGGCACGCCGGAAAGACGGCAGAAAGGGGCAGGGATGCTTAATATCCATTTACAGCTATTTGCCGAGGGCGCGGGAGAGGCCGCCGGCGGACAGCAAAACGCGGCAGATACCGATTTTGCGGGCAAATTTGAATCGCAATTCGGGTACAGACCGGGGACCGCCGCACCGGAGAAGGGCGAACAAAAAGCAGAGCCGAAACAGGCCGAGCAAGGGCAGGAGCCCGATGCCGAACAGAACACACAGGAGCAGCAGCCGGAGGATGCGGACGCGGAGTTTGAGACGCTGATCAAGGGCAAGTTTAAGGACGCCTACGGGAAACGCGTACAGAACGCCGTGAACGACCGTTTTAAGAACCACAGCAAAGCGCTGAGCGAAGCGCAGCAGCAGCTTGCGGAATGGAAAGACGCCGTAGGCCCGTACCTTGCGAAGCTGGGCGTGGACCCGAACGATCTGGAGGCCGTGAGGGCCGCCGCATTGGATGATCAAAGTAATTTCCGCGGCCGTGCATTGGCGGAAAACATCACCATTGAGGAGGCAATCCAGCGATACCAGGACGACAGGGCAACGCAGAAGCAGCAGCGGCTGGCAAAGGAGGCGAAGGAACGCGCCGAAATGGAGCAGCAGGCGGCTGAATATGAAGACTGGCGGAAGGAAGCGGAGGCAATCCGGAAGGATGATCCCGGTTTTGATCTATCAACGGAGATCAATAACAATCCAGCGTTCGCGGGACTGCTGGACAAGGGCGTGAGCGTTACGGACGCCTACCGCGCGACGCATTACGAGGCCAATATGGCCAAGGTTGCGGGCGCTGTGGAACGCCAGACTGCGATCAATACGGCGCAGATGATCGCCGGCAGAAAGAGCAGGCCCGCAGAGGGCGGCCTTGCCGGAGGGGCTGCGGCCAGCTCCAAAGTGGACTATAAGAATCTCCCGAAAAAAGATATTATGGCGATTTTCGAGGAATCGCTGAAGCATTGATTGAGAGGAGAATAAACTATGTTTAAGGATATCAATATCCAGCTGTTTGCCGCGGGCGACGTGGTAAACTATGCCGGCGACGGCGTGGGCGCCAATGCCGGTACCTACGATACCAACCTGAATCAGCCGGTACACCAGGGCGATCTGGCGCCGGAGATCAAAGAGTTTTACAGCAAGGTGCTGCTGGAGCTTGCGGGCCCCAACCTTGTACACGATCAGTTCGGCCAGAAACGCCCCATCCCCAGAGGCAACGGCCGCACCGTGGAGTGGAGAAAGTTTTCTAAGCTCCCGAAGGCGCTGGTGCCACTGACCGAAGGTGTGACGCCTGCCGGCAACAAACTGAACGTGACCGCGGTGACCGGCACCGTGGAACAGTACGGCGATTACGTGGAGAGCACCGACCTGCTGGATCTGATCGCCATCGACAACGTGAAGAGCGAGACCGCCAAGCTGCTGGCGGACCAGGCGGGCCTTACCATGGATACCGTGGTGAGAAACGAGCTGGTGGGCGGCACCAACGTGTTCTACGCGACCAAGGTGTCCGGCGGCACCGAGACCGAGGTAACGAGCAGAACCGATCTTACTGCGGACTGCCGCCTGCGCGTGAAGGACATCTTCAAGGTGGCGGCTGAGATGAAGGCCGTGAACGCTCCCAAAATCAACGGCAGCTACGTGGCCATCATCCATCCCTACGTGTCGCACGACATCATGATGGAGGCGGGCGAGGCGTGGATCGGCCTGCAGAAGTACACCAACAACGTAAGCAAGGTTTACGAGGGTGAGATCGGTATGCTGGCCGGCATCCGCTTCGTCGAGACCACCGAAGCGAAGATCTACGGCCCCGCCGTGATCAATAACGGGCTGAGCAGACTGACCGTGGCGAGCAACGTGAGTTCCAGCACCAGCGTGGTAGTTAACGAAACGCTGGAGGCGGCCACCTATACCACGCCCATTCCCGTTTACGTGAACGGCGTGGCCAACACCATTACCGCTGTTGCGGTTGACAGCACCACCGGCGCGGCGACCCTGACGCTGGGCACGGCAGTGACCGCAAGCGCCGGCGCCGTGATCTGCGGCCAGGGCGCCGGCAAGGACGGCAGCGCGGTATTCTGCACGCTGTTCCTGGGCGAGAACGCCTACGGCGTGACCGACCTGGAGGGCGCGGGTCTGGAATACATCGCCAAGCAGCGCGGCTACGGCAACGATCCTCTGAACCAGAGATCGAGCCAGGGCTGGAAGGGCACCAAGGGCGCCAAGCGGCTGCTGGAAGAGTATATGATCCGCTATGAGAGCGGTTCCGCATTCAGCGACGAGGCGGAATCCAACTAAGCGAGGGGCCGGAGCGGCGAGCGACAGGACCCGCTCCGGCTCTGTTTATAAGGAGGATACAATGGCTATTAAAAAGGAAGCCCCGAAAAAGGTAAAGATCATGATCCCGAAATCCGGCAAGGGAGACGATGCAAGATTTCTTGCCGTGAACGGCAAGCGCATTCTGGTGAAAACCGGCGAGCCCGTGATGGTGGAGGAAAAGTTCGCGGAGGTTTATTACAACAGCCTCGCGGCGGACGCGGCTGCGCTGGCCTATATTGAGGCGAACGCAAACAAATAAGCATACGGGCGGCAGGGAGACTTGCCGCCTCGTTCCGCTTTGAGAGGGGCGCTTTTCGGGGAGAAAAACGCCGGTCTGAGAGCAGACGAAAGGAGAACATTATGACGGCAGCGGAAGTGATAGCACGCGTAAAGACGTTACGCAACCCCGCGGGGGACGAGAACGACCTTATGCGCGTAATCGGAGATACGGAGGCATATTTATACGCGAAGGTAATAGCGCCCAGAGACGAGGAGACGCCGGCGGAGATCGGCATGGATACGGAGCTGGCGGCGCCTCGCCCGTGGGACCAGCTTTACGTGCTGGCCTGCCTGCGGCATATCGACAGGCGGGAGAATCAGGTAACCAACATGAACAACGAAGAACGGGAGTTCAAGGAAATGCTGGGCGAGTTCGGCGCGTGGTGGACCAGAACGCACCGGCAGCCCGGCGGCAGACTGTGGGGGCCTTGGTATGGCGTATAAAGAATATCCGGCGAAAAACCGGGCAATGACGCAGACGTTTCGGGGAATAAACAGGCATGAGCATATCGGGGACGGAGAATGGTACGATATGCTCAACCTCACGTGCGACGAATACCCGGCAGCCAAAACGAGGGAACACAGGGCAATCGTGAAGGGCTATAATACTATCTCGGTATTAACGAGGGGCTACCTTGATTCCGGGTATTCGCCGGAGCGCGGCAGTTACGTTTTTGTGGACGTTGGGAACGGAGAGACGCCGCCTGTCCCGCCGTTCGAAATGCGGCTGACAATGTCAGGCGGTGAAAAAATATCTCTGAATTGCACGAAGGTGACGGAAACGACAATGGCGGGCGAGCCGATAAAAGAGCTCGCGTGCGAGTTCGGGTTCCCTCAGAACGGGTATACGTATGCGTATGCGAAATCTATTATATTTGACACCACGGGAGATGTGGAATGCAACGTGACGCCGATGCTGCCGGGGAAGCCGGTGGACGCGCTGGTGATCGACGCGCAGCTCATCGTGGCGACGGAAAACGGATACCTTTGCGGCAACAACGTGCTGGACGTGGGCGCGGGGCTGAAGCAGGCCGTGAGCTACGGGCGGAACATATACACAAACAACGGCGTTCTTACGGATGAATCGCTGGAAACGGCGACGCAGACGCTGGCGGAGATCGGCGGCGGCTGCGATATGATATTATGCAATGCCGATGGCGCGGAGATCGAGTTTGTTACAACGAAACCGGCGAACCAGCAGAACGGCGATTATTATTACGATACAAGCACAAAGGGCTTATATCAGTGGAGCGACGCGCAGGAGCAGTGGGTACCGATTGTGCAGAATTATATCCGTTTGCAGTTTGCCGCGGGAAAAGATCTTGACGGTATCCGGGCCGGGGACGCTGTGAAGGGCGAGATCAAGGGCGATTACGCAATTGAGATAGAGGGCGTGCAGGCAACGGAAACGCGGACGGTGAGCAGCGCGTGGACGGTACATTCCGTGAGCGAGGGAAGCCAAAGCACGGGGCCAGTGATTGTGCTGAACGGTCTGATAGATCCAACGGGGACGAATTACAATGCAAGCCTGCGGCGCAGGATGCCTGTGTTTGATTATGTCTGCGAGCACAATAACCGGATCTTCGGGTGCCGCTACGGCCTGAACGATGAGGGCGAATTTGTAAACGAGGTGTACGCAAGCGCGCTGGGGGACCCGCTGAATTGGTTCCTGTTTGAAGGAACATCTCACGACAGCTATACGGCGAGCGTGGGCGCGCCGGGGCCGTGGACCGGGTGCTGTGAGTGCGGGGAGTACGTGCTGTTTTTCAAACAGGATAAAATCTATGTGATGAGCGGCGGGGTGCCTTCCGCGTTCCGGATGGTGCCGTTTGACGATTTCGGCGTGCAGCGCGGCAGCGAGAAGAGCCTTGCAGTGATCGGCAACGTGGCGTATTACAAGAGCACGCACGGCGTAAGGCGGATCAGCCCGTTTGCGTACCCGAATGTGATCAGCGAGGGGCTGGGCTACGACAAATGGACGCAGGCCGTGGGCGGCTCGGACGGACGAAAATACTACGTCAGTATGACGGCGGATGGGGAGCGGAGTACGTTTGTGTACGATACGTGGATGGGCCTGTGGACGCGTGAAAACGAGGCCGTAAGCGCCATTGTCTGCACGGTGCGGTATAAAACGAATCTGCTGGTGATCGGCGGCGTGGTGAACACTACGCCGATAGGCGTGATCGTAGAGCACAACGAGCAGAAAAGCGCAGATTATAAAGCAAATCCAAATCATTCACTGCAGGACTGGCTGAAGGCCACAATAAAAACGAGTATATATTACGTTTATGCAGTCAATAAATTGGCTACGGTATTAGAGGCCAGCGACGTGGATGACCTGATTGCAAAAATTGCCGCTAAAGACGACGTATTTTTGAGCGCAAAAAAGGACTACGCATACGACGTTCAATACGCGTATGTCAGCAATGAGAAACCGGCGGATCTGGAACCGATCACGAGCACATATTCGTTTGACGATTTCGTGGTGATCGGAACGGCGCTGGAAGAGGAGCTCGTAAACGAGCCGGATTTTGCGTGGTACGGCGAGACCGGAAATCTGGGGCTGGAGGAGCCGGATGAGAAACGGATACGGGTGCTTCAAATCAGGGCAAAAAGCGGGCCGGAGGCGAGCCTCCACGTGCAGGCAATGTTTGACGGGGCAAACGCCGGGGAAATGCTCAGATGCGAAAATCGGGGAAAGACGGGCACTTATCGGGTGGCGTTTACGCCTGCGAGACGGTGCGATACTTATAAACTGCGATTGAGCGGCACCGGGGATACGGTGATTTACAGTATAACAACGGAAACGGAGGACGCGGGTGACAATGTACGTTGATATCAAAGATCAAAAGGAAATGACGCCGGAGCAGCAGGCGGAGGAGACGACGCGGGTGCTGCGGGAGCTGGTGTTCAAGTTAAACCGGGAGCTGGATGAGCTCAGAGTAATGATAGAGGAGATCAGAGGCAATGGCGATCAGAAAAACTGATTTGTATAAGAAATACGAAGAGGAACGGGCAAACAGGCCGACGCAGATGGCGGCGGACACAGACGGCAGCGTGGCGGCCGCCGTACAGCAGATCGGGATCAACAGAGGGCGGCAGGCCGCGGAGGACGCGGGGACGCTGACGCCTACGCAGGGATATTTGAAATATCTGGATGCGTATAAAAATAACCGGTTTAATTACGACCAGAATACAGATCCTATTTATCAGCAGGCCCGCGAGGCTGCGATACGGCAGGGGCAGCTTGCCAGCAAGGACGTGGCCGCGCAGGCCGCGCAGCTCACCGGCGGGTACGGGAACAGCTACGGCGCGATGGCCGCGGGGCAAGCATATAATCAGTACCTTCAGGGCGTAAACGATATGGTGCCGGAATTGGCTCAAAACGCATACGCGCGGTATCAGGATGAGCAGAACCGGAATCTTACGCTCTCGCAGATGTATCTCGCGCAGGAGGAAAGGGACTATAACAGGAGAATGAACGAGGCGCAGCTCGCGGCGCAGTACGGGGACTACGGCGGGCTGAACGGGCTTGGTATCGATACCACAGAGTACGAAAACAAGGAAGCGCTCGACCGGGCGTGGGAGCTTGAAACAAGAGACCGGCAGCGCACCGAGTGGACGCAGGACGACGAGGCGCGGATGTGGCAATTTGCGCTCCAGTATGCACAATATGGTGACTACAGCAAGCTGAAAGACCTCGGAGTGGACGTGAGCACTCAGGAGCGCAAAGATGCATTGGAAGAGGCGCTGCAGTATGCGCAAGTATATGACTATTCCAAACTGCGGGCGCTGGGAGTCAACACCGATTTGCTTGAGGCACAGAAGGCAGCCACCATGGCGGGGCTGTACGGAGGCAGCACCGGCGGCGGAAGAAGCAGCGGCGGAAGAAGCAGCGGCGGAAGAAGCAGCGGCGGAAGCGGAAGTGGAAGCGGCGGAGACGGCGGCGAAACGCAGGACCTTGATACCTTCTTCTTCGCAAAGGATACGTACAACGAGGACTATATCTATATCGCAAAGGATACGGCGCTCGCGCAGGGCTACAGAAATCTGAGCTACGACAGGGACACCAATACCGTGACTGCGAAAAAGGACGGGAAGACCGTATACTTCAAATACGATCCGAAAACAAAGCAAGTATTGATGGGTGAGGGCTGAATATGAAAATAAAAAACGTAACGACCGTAACGCCTGCGAGGGGCGAACGGGAAAAGAAAAATGAGACTGCCGCAAGTGCGAATATCAGCACGAGCGGCAGTGGCCGCATTAAGAGCATTCAGCCGGTAGCGCCGGTGACGAACCCGGATGCGTATTTTGCGGGAAGAAAAACCAGAACGCAGCAGCCGGGGCCGTTTGGCGCAGAACGGGCCTTGCAGATGAGCGGACAGGGCGGGTTGTGGACAGGAGTTTCGAACGCCATGGAAAAACAGTTCGGCGCGGAGCTCAATAATCCGGCGGACAGATCGGACGCCATTCCGAGCAAGGGCACGCTGCTGCGGCAGTACGATAAGGAGCTGGATACCAAGATCGCGGCGCAGGACGAGCAGATCAAGGCGCTGCAGAATCAGTGGGCGCAGACCAGCACGAGCTATGCCGGGCGCAGGGACAGCAGAGAGGATGATCTTTACCGGGCGCAGCGCGCGGAGGCGATGAAGGCGCAGAACGAGGCGAAGGCGACGAAGGAGTATTTGCTTTCGCGCAAGGCGCTGATCGGGGAAAACCTGATCGTATTTGAGGCGGCGGAAAACGGAGACCTTGATCTGTTTGAGGATTACTATAAGGAGCACGTAACGAATCAGGCGAACCGCGGAACGGCGGTGCTTGGACAAAATACCGGTGAATCATGGCTTGGATCTCTCCCGGCCGAGGTGGCCTACGCGCAGAGCAGCGTGCGCGAGAACACCGCGAAAAACGAGCTGAAGAAACGCGGGTATACCGACGAACAGATCTTGCATTACATCAATGCGAGAAACGGCGAGGGCATGGACGCGCTGATCGGAGACGTGAAGGAATTTACCGCAAAGCACCCGATCATTGCGGAGGCGGCAAAAGTGGCGACGGTGCCGGTAAGAGGCATTGCCGGCGCATTGGGCATGATGATGGCGCCGGGCGAGAAGCACACGGGCTATTCGCTGCTCAACGAGGGCGCGCGGGCGGTGAACGAAACGGAGACCGCGCTGATGTCGACGGCGATAGAGGCAACGGCCAACAGGATCGGCATTCAGGGCAAGGGCGCCAAAACGCTGGGCAAGCTGGGCACGCTGATCTATTCGGCGGCCGATTCCGCGCTGGAGAGCGCGGTGGCCATGGGCACCGGCGGACATCTGGGCGAGGTGATGCTGGGCCTTTCGGCGGCGACGGACGCATATAACGAGGCGCTGGATAACGGCCTGCCGACCGGCAGGGCCATTGTGACAGGATTGTTTGCCGGCGGCTTTGAAGCATTGTTTGAGCATCTGAGCCTGGAAAACCTGCGCGGGCTGAGCGTGGATACGAATAACATAAAGTCTTTTATCGGACGGAACGGTTTTATAAACTTTTGGAAATCGGCGTTTACCGAAGGATCGGAAGAGTTTTTCACCGATATCGCAAACGAGGCGTATGACTACCTTGTAAACGGCGGATACAGCAACTTCCAGCGGACCGTGCGGGATTTGATGGCCGAGGGCATGAGCGAGGAGAAGGCGAAGAAACAGTACGCCAAAGAGTTCGGTTTGCAGCTCGCCCAAGATTTTGCCGTAGGCGCGATGAGCGGCGGCATGGGCTTCGGTTCCCGCGCGGCTGTGGTGAACGCCAGAGTAGGGACGGAGACGTCCAACATCGGGCGCGCGGTGCGGCAGATGGGCAAGGATACCGAGGGCGGCGTACAGGGCGTATTAAAGACGCTTGGCAGCAAGGAGACCGAGGGGCTCACCGACAAGAGCGGCAGCTATAAAGTGGGACGCGCGACGCTGAAGGCGTTAGACGATTACGAGAACCGTTTCCGCCGGACAGTGAAAACGACGGCGGAACAGGCCGGAACGGAAAATACCGTGAAGCAGATCGACGGTATGCTGCAGGAGGCGGGCCTGCACGAGAGCGAGGCCGGCAAAGTGGCGCAGGCCTACGTTGATTTTATGACGCAGGATAAAGTTGCGTATAGCACGCTCAGAACCATTGCGACCAACGACGCAGCGGTGGAATACATCAATAACCAGCTGAGCAACGACAGCTACAGCGCGGTAAGAGAGCTGCGCAACAAGATTCTGGAGACGGCCAGCGAGGGCAGGATCAACCAGAAGATCAAAAAGAAATTGGAAAAGTGGGTGCACGCGGACGAATTTAAACGCGCGGAGGCCCAGGGCGAGGTGCTGAAAAAGAGCGCGGACGCGGTGCAGACCGGCGAAACGGCGCAGCTGATCACCGAAAGCGTGAAGGCGAGCACGGCAGACGGGCAGGTGCAGGTGAAGGGCATTGCCGGGCTTGAGGACGGCAAGATCAAGGTGACCGTGGACGAGAGCGGCGCGACGGACGATCTGGACAACATCACGTTTGACGAGACGAAGGACGGCATCAAGGGCAGACAGATCTATACGGCCGTGGCCGACATGATGCGCGGCACCGGGGATTATAACGTAAAGATGAGCGCGACGGCGGCAAACCTTGTGATAGCGCTGGCGCAGAATACGGATACGCCGGTGGACGTGTTTTTGCAGGACGCATACGAGGCGTACAAGGCCGGTACCGTTATGCGCAGCCGGGATACCGTGGAGGTGGAAACGGATTACGCGATCTCAAATAAAGAGATCGAGGCCATGTATGCTGCGGGCGCGGCGGAATATAAGGTACAAAAGGGCGTGACGAGGATCGGCACGCAGAAGATGACCGAGGCCCAGACGAATATGCTGCAGGTGCTGGACCGTTTCTTCCAGACGCATGAGCTCAGCCTGATCGTGGTAGATAATTTATGGGAGCGCACGCGGCTCAAGAATTACCGCCTGCTGGGCGCAAACTATACCGACACACAGGGCACGGACGTGATCGTGATCGCGCTGAACGCGGGTAGAAACCAGGAGAACGTGCTGGACCTGACCGCGTACCATGAGCTGTTCCATTGGCTGAAAAAGCAGGGGCAGGACGGCAGACAGGCGGCCCAGGAGATGATCGACGGCATCAACGAGGGCGCGAAGGCAAAGGACCCGGACGGATACCGGGAGATGGTGGACGAGCTTAAGGAAGTGGGCTATACGGCGGACGAGATCGCGGAGGAGATCGCCTGCCAGTATATCGGCACGCTCATGAGCGCGGAGAGTTTTCGCCAGCAGACTGCAAACGACGAAGAAGCGGCGGCGGCCTGGGGAGACTCGCTGCCGCATTTGAAGGATTTTTACGACGGCGTAAGAGGATACATTAAACAGACGTGCGGATACGATAAGCGCGTACAGACGGCGCTGGAGGAGGACGTGGACACCGCGGCAGCATGGGTGGCGCGGTTTGAAGGCACGCTCAGTTACGTGCAGGCGCAGGGCGGCGCCGGTAACGGCGGCGAGACAAAATTCAGCGTGGCTATGACGAAGGAGGCAGAGGAAAAGGTAATCAGAGACAGCGCGGACTTAATTAAAAAAAGCCTTGCCTTTGCCGAAAGCGGCGCGCATGAAAAACTGATTGACGAGGCGTGGACCGACGCAGCTACGCTGCCGAAGAGCACAGCGACGGAACGGTATCGCAAAATCATCGACATCTGGAAAAAGATCGGCGGAAACATCAACAGCGAGTTTTTGAACGCGTGGGATAAAAAGGTTGGGAAAGACCGGGCGTTTGAGATCTTTAAAGCGCAGAGCGGTTATAAATATAACGCGGAGCTGGCCAGCATGTGCAAAAAGGGCATTGCCCTGTTTGACGCCATTGACGTGATCGTAAAGGAACGGGTGATTGAGGAGCTCGGTATCGAAAAGCTCGGCAAGCACGAGAAGGAGATCCTTTATGATATTTTGAAAAACCACGGGCATGAGATCCCGTGCGCCATCTGCTACGTGGAGCAGGCGCGGCAGAGAGAGGGCACGATCATCAGGGATTTTGTGGGCGGCAACAAAGCGAAGAAAAAGCTCGGCTGGAACCAGGCGCTGGACAAGATCGAAGAGAGAATGCAGGCGCAGGGCGTTAACTACGAATTTGGTGAAATCGATATCGCGGCAGCGGATTATACGCCGGCGGACGCGGTGATGTCGGCTACCGAACAGAACGCGTTTTATAACGCCGTGTACGAATTGGTGAATGAGGAGATTGAAAACGCCAACAAGACTGCGAAGAAAAAGCGCACGGCTGCAAAAGCTGCGACGCCGCAGGCGATCAATGCCGCTTTGAAGGGCAGCATTACGCTGAATATGCGCGTTTATAAATCTCTCGTAAACGAGCTGCAGAGCAGGTATCGGCTGCCGGCAAACGCGCTCTACAGCAGCGTGGCTACGCAGAATATTGCCAAGGGCAACCACGAGCTGTATAAAACCTTTAACATGCAGGGCGGCGTGAGCGGATACAAAACCAAGCAGACGCCGATTGTTTACTGGGGCGATATCCTTAAAATGACGGACAAACCGGCCGCGGTGCGCAAGGCCGGCGGCATCCGCTGGCAGAGCAACAGCGATTTTCAGATGTACACCTTCCTTGACCGTGTGCAGTATTTTCTGGACATGACAGCGAAAGGGTATTACCACCAGGAGTACACCAAGGTGCCGGCCGCGCTGAAGCTGTTTGGCCTGATGCGGGGAAAACAGAACGCGAGCCTGATTCCGGCGGTGCATATCTTTAGAAACGCGGACGGCAGCATCAACGAGGAGCTGACCAGAGAGAACGCCGGCCTCGATGAGAACGGCGAACCGATCTATGACAAGGTAGAGGGCATTGACCCCGACGAGGCGTTTATGATCGCCATGGACCGGGAATACAGCAAAAGCGTGGGTACCATATGCGTGGCGTACAGCGATAACCATATATGGAAACTGCTCGACGACGAAAGGGTATCTATGATTATCGGGTTCCACGATAAAACGGATAACCCCGAAAAACGGTACCGCGGGGCGCGGTATGCCCATAACTATAACGGCGAAAACGAGGCGAAGAACGCCAAGGGCGAAACCGTGCACGTGGATTTTTCGTCGTATATCATCAAGGCGGAAAATAAATTCAAGAAAACCGGAGAGGCGTTTACAGGAACGACGACGTTTAACGGAAAAACGTATACGGCGGACGACATCCCGAAGCTGGCGGCGGACATATACCTTTCGGAGCTGAAGGCGAAAGGCTGGACGCCGGCATATGAGAAATTCGCCGGGCATGAGAATTATTATAAACTGCTGGCTGATTTCCGGCTTGTGGACGCAGAGGGGCATTACGCGCCGCACAGACCGGTGCAGTTTTACATCCCGGAGACGGTGCCGGTGCGAACCGTAGACGGGAACGGTAACGTGCGCGTGGAGCAGATGGATACCGAGGAATACATTCAGACCGAGCTGGAGAAGGAAATGCGGGAACGCGACGCCATTGCGAGAGACTTGGCGGATACGAGTGAGGACGGGATTATTCCGCAGTTTAAGAAGGCGATCAGGGAGGAAAATAAGAGCTTAAGCCGGGCGCTGGATGCGGCGGACGCAGAGTATCAGGAGGCCGCGCAGGCGGAAAGAGACTTGAAGGAGCAGTATAGGCGGGTAAAAGATATGCTGCAAAACAGCGCTGAATATCAGGCGTATGCGGAGGCCATTGCGGAAAAACTGCCTGTGGACGTGCTGAGACCGAGGTACTATGCGTATAAACAGTTGGAAACTGACAGCGGTGTAAACGAGCTGAATGACAAACTGTATGACGCATACCAGAGAGTAAAGAGAGCGGAAGAAGAAAGAGAGAGGATCTGGAAGGAGGACAGACAGGAAGAAGAAGCGGAGCTTATCAGAAAGAGCGGCTTGCCGGAAAATGAATACTTTGAAAAAGCTGCTGTAAAAATGTATGGTTATACGACGGATTTTAACGAGGCCGGATACATGTTGCCGAATGGCAAAATGCTTAACTTCTCCGGTGAATACGGACAGCATCCGGGGATGCGCGGCGAGGACCACAGAGGAATCGGCGGGATCTTTCCGAGTGCGCAGGGCGCGGAGGCTATGAACCGGTTTATTTCCTATGGTAACATTCGCGTAATGGCGGAGGCGCCGGGCGTGGATATCAGTGCGCAGCACGCACCGACGAATGCGCAATATGGACAGATTATGGACATGGTGCGCAACAGCGCGAGATCAAGATACTTTTCTGTAGACTTCTCTAACGAGGACGGCAGCAGGGCAGGGTACCTGCAGTATGAAGGATCGTTCAGCCCGACGAAGGTTATAAATGACATTAAACATTATTACGAGACGGGAGAAATCCGCGGCCAGAGCGATCTGCAGCGGTTTAGGTATTCCTATGCCGGCGTGGGGAGTAAAACGGCGGATATGTTGGGCCTGGAGATTGCGAAGGGCAGAGAAGAAGCCGGCGAAGATAGCGAAACGATACGCATTGAAACCGGATGGTTCAGAGGGATGGACGGTAAGTGGCGGTATGAGATCGACAATACCGATTATTTCTTGAATGAAACCGCGGTTGACAGAATGTTTGATGATTTCGAACCGAGCGAGGAAGCTGTGCGCCTTGAAGATTTTATCGACCATCCTGCGATATTTGAAGCATATCCGTTTTTGAAAGATGTGCGGGTAGTGGCGATAAATAGCCAAAAATATGGTGGATATTGGAACAATGATAATAACACGATTGCATTAAGCAGACAAAATATGAATTCGTATGGCGCATTTTCTAATGTAAAAAGTACTGTGATTCATGAAATACAGCATGCAATACAGAATTACGAAGCGTTTGCTGCAGGAACTTCTCCTGAATGGTGGGAGAGCATGCAATCAAATTGGACAGCATCTGAAAAAGCACAATGGGATAAACTCAGGAAAAACGTACAAGCAGCGTATGATTATGGCGACTCTTTACCTTATGCAGAGAGCAAAGCGTTTAAATTTGCAGTAAATATTGCTGGGTATATTAAACGTGGGTGGAAAGTAAGCGATCAAGAGAGAACGCAACATGAGGAATATGTAAAAGGGCTTGATGCTGAAGGAAAAAAATACTTTGATGTGTATGTTAAATACATTGTGGATGAAGCGAACTTATTCAATAGAATAAGAGAAAGACAGGCCAGGAATACGCGTGAGTTATACATGCGAACCGCGGGAGAAATTGAAGCGAGAGACGTGGAAGATAGGCTCGACCTGCGAGAAGATGAAAGAAGGCAGAAACGGCCGGATATTGACAGCACGGACGTAGTGTTTGCGGATTATTCACGAGCGCTGGATGACGAGTACATGGCCGCGGTGGAAGCCGGCGACACGGAAAAAGCGCAGGAGATGGTGGACGAGGCCGCAAAAAAGGCCGGATATAAGGAAATCGGATACCATGGAACAGATGCGGAACCGTTTTACGTTTTTGATACAGCGAGGCCGTTCGGTAAGACCGGTGGGTATTTCTCTTCAAACGATGAAATCTGGCCGAGCTATGGAAAGCGGCTTATAAAGGCATATCTGGACCCCGGAAAACAAAAGGTGATAGACCTTAACGGCGAGCGCGGAAACAGACATGACATTCCTGGCCTTGCAAAACAGGCAAAAGCAGAGGGGTACGATTCTCTGCTGGTTAAAAACACCATACACGCAGGGAACGCGCATTACAGAGAATTTCAGATGTATATTGCGCCAATGGCAAGAATCAATGCAGAATTGGCGTTTGGACGTCTGGGAATGGTTGCAGAAGCGTTGAACACAGCGAAAGCATATGATGATTTGGAAGTTGCTTTGCTGGGAGATTATACGGCGCCATCAATAGAGAGAGGACGAACTGTTGCCAGCGCAGACGAAAGACTGGCCAGAGCAGAAACGTGGAATCAAATAAGAAATTCGAAAGAAAGGCTGGCAGAAGCAGAAAAAGAAGCGTCTGAAAGAGATATCAGAGCATATAACCTTGCAAAATTCATTGCCGGTCATCTTGAATTTGACAACCCAAGTAGTAAATACTGGCGATTGTTGGCACTTGGTTCTGGCAGGGAGCCAGATGTATATGGAACGCTTCCTCGTTTTGTAGAATTAAAAGACATAAATAATCTTACGAAAGAAGCGAAGGAGCTTGCCGAAATCCTCCGCGGACAACCGCGCAGCAAAAAGATTGTTGCGGCGCTTGAAGCAATTGCTAAATACGGCGAATACGCAGCGCCGATTCTGGAACAATATCATGCTGCATTGGATGAGATCGTTGAAGCGGAGAATAATCCTCCGGATTATGCATTTGATGATATGACTGTTGTATTTTCATCGAATCAGATTAAGCTGGCGGACCCGGTGACGTATGACGATGAGGGCAACGTGATCCCGCTGAGTGAGCGGTTTAACCCGGAAAATAAGGATATCCGGTACAGCCGATCCATTGATGAGCAGATTGAGGACGCGAGAAAAGCAAAAGATGGTACGGATCTCAGTTACCTGATTGCGATCAAAGACGGGCGACTTGATACGGCAAGGCAAATTATTGAAGCCGTGGCGAAAGAACACGGGTATAACATATTGGCGTATCATGGGACCAGACAACAGTTTACAGAATTTAGCCGCAAGTACCAGGGCGCAAATTATAATGGATTTCTGCAATACGGCGCAGGGTTCTATTTCTCCCCGTCGGGAAAAGAGGCCAAAACCTGGGCTGAGAGATCGTTTGGCGACGATGACGTAAAGATTATGAACCTGTATCTTTCGTCTGATAATCTGTTGGGCATTGACGCATTAATGCCGGAAGCGTATGAAAAACTGCAAAGAGAAGGCATGTCAGAAGCAGACGCGAGATGGTATGCATCAAAAGCATACCGGTACATTCAGTATTTGTTCGATGAAAAGGGCTATAACAATCTGGAAGTACAAGAAGAGCTGATGAGCATGGGATACGATGCGATTGGGGAGGTATATAATTCCACAGGAAAAACCACCGGCCAATACGTTGTGTTCCATCCGGAGCAAATCAAATCGTCGGATGTTATCGTGCGAGACGACAACGGAGATATCATACTGCCGAGTGAAAGATTTGACCCGGCGAAAACGGATATCAGGTACAGCCGGGTGGTGAACCAGAACGCGGTGGAATACGTTGAGCGGCTGAAGAGCGGGAGCCGGCAGCTGTGGGAGATGATCGACATTCTGGAGGACAGAGCGAACGAGATCGCAAGCCTGCGGGAGTACATGGGCGCGGCGCCTCTGGATATGGCGGCGCTGCGGCGGATCGCCAAAAAATATAACCACAGCTTCGACCACAGCAAGGCGTACGTGGAATCGCTGGCCATGCGTCTTGCCAAGGCCCAGGAGATGCTGGCGACGGGCGCGAACGTGGATACGGTGCTTTACGGCCTCTACAAAATTGCGGAGAAGGAATGGCAGGATACCGGGCATTGGGAAGTGGTGAACGAGGACGCGCAGGAATTTATAGATTACCTGCGGCCGGACGGCAAAATGCCGGTGATCTACGTGGACGAATCCACCTACAGCAGCATAGCGGCGCACTTTAAGGGGCGGAAGGCGTTCAGGGATCGGATAGCAGGCAAATTCGTGGTGACCACAGATGAAAAACGCGACGGCACCAAACTGGATGATTTCTATACCGCGGCGCAGGACCAGAACAAATTCCCGCTGGAGGATACGATAGATCCCGGCGAGCAGATGGAAAATATGCTGGCAATCTATGAGAGCGGGCTTGAAACGCATCTGGTGGATACGGCGAAGGACCGTAACCTTGAGGGCGAAACGCTTGCTGAGCGGGCAACGGACGACGCTTTCGATATGCTGCGGGAAATGCTCTTCCCCAAGGGAATGGTGGATAAGGCAAGAAAGCAGCTGGAAAATTCGCGCCCCATGACGCAGGATCAGTGGGATCTGATCAATATGACCGACCGGTTGGATAAGCTGCAGGAGTACGTGCAGACCGAACGCAGAAGAGGCATACAGAGCACCATCACCAAGGCGGACGAGGAGCTGCAGAAACGGCTGGAGGAGCTGAGCCGGAGCGGCAAAACCACTGTGGAGATAGAGATCGAACGCGACCGGCTGAAACAGGAATACCGCATGGAGGCCCTGCGGCGGGCCTACGCGCAGCGCATTGAGAGCGTGCGGGAGTATTATAAAGAGCAGGCGCAGAAGGAGGCCATGCGGCGGGATATCAAGCGGAATCTGAACGCGCTGATGGAGCTCTTCAACAAGGAGAGAGACAGCCAGCACGTGCCGGAGGTGCTGAAAAAGACCGTGCTGGGGTTCCTGGCCATGTTTGACAAGGACAGGAGCCTGATCACGGCGGCGAATATGCACCGCATTGCGGAGTTTGCGGACGAGATCAAGGACGTGGGCGAGGATGAAATCCCGCAGGAATACGCGCAGATGTTCGGGCGGTTCGATGAGGATATCCGGGCGGACATCAACGAGCTTATTAAAAAGATCGAAAAGATCGAGACGGACCAGGGCATCCGGGTGCACAGCAGTATGCTGAGCCTTGATGATATGCGCGTGCTGAATAATACCGCGGAGCACATCCGGTTTTTGGTGGAGAGCGCAAACGAGGCATTTGTGGACGGCAAGCGGAAGAAGATCAGCGCGATTGCGGAAAGCATCATTGCCCGTGCGAAAACAGTAACAAGAAACAAGCTGGTGCGGACGCTTGAAAATAACAAGATAGGCAAAAAGGTGATCAAGGCAGAAGCCGATTTTATGACGAAAATGCTGACTCCCATCAACCTTTTTGACGAAAAGATCGGCGGCGCCATGGCGGACGTATACGAGGGGTTCCGCAACGGGCAGGATGAATGGTTCCGGCGTGTGGCGGAAGGCAAAAACGTGCTGGACAAAGCGAAAAAAGATTACCGTTATAAAGACTGGAAGGATAAGACTATCCATTTCAGTTTCCCGGCGACGCTGGACCGCAGCGCATGGGAGGTTGATATGCCGATTGAGGCCGTGCTGCAGATCTACGCTACGCTGGAACGCGAGCGCAGGAGCGGGAACGATACGGCGCATTTGCTGGAAGGCGGCGTGGTGTTGAGCGACGATCTGACGGAGGCGAACGGCTTGCTGAAATCGCTGAAGGATACGACAGGAAAGAAGGTGCAGGCGCGGATCGAAGCGGCTGCGAAAAAGGCGACGGAACAGGTGAAGGCAAACAAGCATACGCTGAGCTGGGAGGAGCTTTTGCAGATCACGCAGCATCCGGAGTTTACGAAGGAGATGAAGGATTACGCCGACGAAATCGTAAAATACATGAGCACCGACGTATCGAGATACGGCAACGAGGCGACGATGGCGCTGAGCGGCATACGAAAATTCAACGAAGAATATTATTTCCCATTCCAGAGCGCGAAAGACTACCTGTATACCAGATTAGGCGTGAGCGATGATACCAGACTGAAGAACGCCGGATTTACGAAACGCGTGAAGCATGGCGCGAACACGCCGCTGATCTTGAGCGGGTTTACGAGCGTGGCGGCAAACCACATCCAGCAGATGGCGCTTTTCAGCACCATGACGGTGCCGATCGATACGCTGCAGCGGGTGATCAATTACCAGCAGGTATCGTTAGATGAGAAGGGAAAAACCATACCCGGCGAGGATAACGTGAAAACGGCGTTGAAAAATGCGTACGGCGAAGCGGTGATGAGCTACATCAATACCTTCGTGACACAGGTGAACGGCGGTATCCGGACCGATCCGCTGGACAGCTTGTGGAACAAGGGCACGAGTATGTTTAAGCGGGCGGCCGTGATGGGTAATATGAGCGTGGTGGTACAGCAGCCCACGGCGCTGATGCGGGGCATGGCAATCATCGACCCGAAATACATCTTCGGGAAGGCGAGCAAGGCAGACTATAAGGATATGCTGGAGCACGCGCCGATCGCCGGCATTAAAGAGCAGGGCGGTTTTGACACCGGCACCGGACGCGGGGCCGTGGCGTGGATGCTGGACGAGGCGACGCCGGGACAGCGCATTACCGAATTGTGGGGCAAGCCTGCGGCGATCGCGGACGCGGTGGCGTGGACGAATTTGTGGAACGCCTGCAAGCGGGAGACGCGGGACAAACATCCGGAGTTGGAATACGGCAGCGACGCCTTTTATGACACCACGTATAAACGCTTTCGGGATATCGTGGACTATACGCAGGTATACGACAGCACGCTGAGCAAAAACGAGCTGATGCGCGGCGCCGGCGGCCTTACCAAAATGGTGACGGCGTTTATGGCGGAGCCAAGCCTGAGTTTGAATATGCTGATGATGAGCGGCAAGGGCCGGAAGATCAACAAGGGCAGAGCGCTGGCGGCGTTTGCAGCGAACATCATTGTAAACAGTATGTTTAAAGCGATCGTGGCAGGATGGAGAGACAAGGACGAGGACGAGAGCTACAGCGAAAAATGGCTGGAACACTTTGTCAGCGACCTTGTGGGTGACAAAAACGTACTGTTTTTGGACGGCGCGTGGAGCCCGGTAGGCATGGTACCGTGGGTAAAGGATATCCTCAGTTTGTGGCAGGGATATAACGTGGACCGGAGCGATATCAGCGCAATCAGCGATTTGATTGAAGCGGCCAAGGGCGTGGGCACAGCGTTTGACAAATTCGACGGCACGTGGCAGTCCATAGACCTGGAGGCCATTGCGGACTTTGCAGGAAGCATAAGCGCGATAACTCCCATGCCGATGGGAAAGGCCATTCAGGGCGTGCTGGGCATTACCAGGGTGATCTTTAATAAGACGGTGCGGCCGTTTGAAATCTCTTGGGAGACGGCCCGGCAGACGGCGCTGGAGGGCATGGGCTTTACGACGGCGAACGCCGAAAAAGCCTACGACGCGGCGATCAGAAACAACACCGAGTACATCCGGCGGCAGCTTTTGCCGGATGAGGAGAAAATCGAGCAGTATATAGCGGCAGGCAATACGCCTTCGGAGGCAAGGGCAAACGCCATGGTGGACGCGCAGCAGAAATGGGAGAACGCTGTGAAAAACGGAATTTTGGCCAAGGACGAGCGGGCCGTGCAGGCAGCGGAGGCGAGATACAACGGCGAAACAAACCGGTATGAATTGCTGGTGGACGAGATGGAGGCGGACGGTTTGCCGCGTAACAGCGTGATAGGCGCGATCAAGAGCCTGTACGACGCGATGAAACCGGACGAGGCAGAAAATAAAACGATGAAGGACAAGAGCCTGTATACCACAGAGGATCTGGACAGAGCCGTGCGCAACAACGATCTGGCGGCGTGGAAACATATCAGCGAGGAGCTGATGATCGACGGCACAAGCGAAGAAACGATCACGAAAAAAGCGACGGATTACGCGAAGGAACTGGTGGCGGACGGCGATGAGAAGAGCGCCAAACAGGTGCTGACTACGTTTGCCGGGATGAGTAACACGACGGCGGCAGCGAAGGTGAAAAACTGGAAGAATCCGGACGGACTGAGCGCGGACGCATGGTATAAGTATTATGACGAAGTGGCAAGCAGCGGGATCAGCGCGGATGTGTTTGAAAGATTTTGGACGGCGGACAGCGCAGCCAAGGGCGAAGACAAGAACGGGGACGGCAAAGCCGACAACGGAACAAAGAAGGCGGAGCAGTTGAAGATTATTGACAGCCTGCCGATCACAAGCGAGCAGAAGGACGTGCTTTACCGGCTGCACAGCAGTTGGAGCGAGAGCAAACTGAGCGAGGCGCCGTGGCACAAATAAGCAGAGGAGCGGGGAGACCCGCTCTTTTGTGTGTCTTGGGGCAGGGGGAAGGGCGTGATAAAATGGCGATGAGAAGGTGAGAGAGTGCAATACATAGAGCATTATTTAACGATAGATATGCTCCGGGAGCGGGTGCCGGACACGATATGGATCAGGGCTGCGGGGATCGGACACCGGCTTCACGTGAAACTTTCGGCGGGGCCGGAGACCGTAGAGCTGCCGGGCGAGACCGAGGGGCTGGTGCAGTTTGTTTACGAAAAACCAGACGGCGTGAAATCGGACGTGGCAATGGCCGTGAACGAGTTCAGGGCGAGCGTGGTGATCCCGCGAGCTGCGGTGGATACCGTGGGCGTGGTAACGTGCGAGATCCGCGTTTATGACAGTACCGCGGGGACATGGTGGACCAGCCCTGAGTTTACATTGACCGTGCAAGGCGTGGTATATGACGAGGATGCGCAGCAGCAGATCGTGAGCGACCCGACGGTGCTTGAGGCCATCCTCGGCACGGAGGCAGACAGGGTAGCGAACGAGGAGGCGCGGATCAATGCGGAGGCGGCGAGAGTGATCGCAGAGGGGCTGCGGCAGGACGCGGAGACGGAACGCGAGGACTATATCGACGAGCTGAGAGACGCGGTAGCCAGAGGAGAGTTTGACGGAAAAGACGGCGCGGACGGCACGGACGGCGCGACCGGTCCGCAGGGGCCGAAGGGAGATAAGGGCGATAAGGGTGACAAGGGCGATCCGGGCACGGAAGTGGATACAGAATTTATCCCATTCAGCACAAACCCGGTAGCGAGCGCGGCAATTCAGCTCGCCCTGCTGAATAAGCAGGATGTGTTGATGTTCGACAAGGCGCCGACCGCAAACAGCCAGCATCCTGTTAAAAGCGGGGGCATTTACACGGAGCTGATGCAGAGACCGACGACCGCACAGATGAACGCAGCGATCTCTGCCGCCATCGGAAATGCGATAGGGGGGAGCTACTGATGCCTAATAATCACGAGACGCTGACGGATCTTTTTGAGGATATAGCGGACGCAATTCGGGCAAAAACAGGGAGCGAGGCGGAGATCGTAGCGGACGCGTTTCCGGAGGCCATTGAGGCGATACCGACCGGCGGCGGGGAGGATCTGATTCAGCACGCGGAGATCCCGGACTATGTTAAAAACGAGGCGCTGGCACTGGCAGAAAAAGTGCGAGAACGGCAGACGGCAAACAGCATCACGTTTATCGTGGGGACTGACTCGCACCAGAATGATGAGCTGACTAACGTGGTTACAGGGAACCGGCACGCGGCGATGGCCATGAAAGTGCTTGCGTATGCGCTCAAGGTTGATTTTACTGCGTTTTTAGGGGATTATACGACCGGCAACCCGACGACGACCGATTCGCAAACCGGCGTGGTGACGCCGGGGACGACAATTGCGGAGGGACTGCAGCACATTGCGGAGATAAACGAAAATCTGGCGGAACCGTTTAAAAATCTGCCGCAATTCCGAACCACCGGAAACCATGATCCTTTGACGTTTTCGTGGTCCACAAACGACAATGATTATCTGTCGGAGGCGGAGCTCTATCCGCTGATCGGCGCATTCAACGGGATCGACGGCGAGACGGTATACGGCGACACGACCGCGGGGTACTGCTACAGAGATTTTGCGGATAAAAAGGTTCGGGTGATCTGCCTTAACACGTCGGAAAACACGACGGAGCCGGTGGAGAATGGAACGTCTGAAAAAGTATCGGCAGCGCAATTGTCGTGGTTTAAAAACGTGCTGCTCGACGTAGGAGACAAGGGCGCGGATTGGAGCGTGATCATTCTGTCGCACCACCCGCTGGATTGGGGTGCCGTTAAACCGGCAGGCAATATTCTCGGTGATTACGTAGCCGGAACAGGTGATTTTTACCAGCATAATCTTGCGCGGATCGTCGGCGCGTTCCACGGGCATACCCACTGCTATAAATACGCAAAGCTCAAAAAGAGCGGCGCTTCGGAAGCATACGACGCCTACAGGATCGCAATACCTAATATGTGTTTCGGCAGAAACAACGAGTATGGCCGATATAATCACGATTACGACTATGGAGAATATACATCGTACGACAAAACGGAAAACAGCGCAAATGATACGGCGTTTTGCGCGGTTGTTGTAGATCTTGATCAATCAATCATATTTGCATATCACTACGGTGCGGGACCTGCGGCGAACGCGAAATGCCGCGCAATAGCATACGATTTCGGCGTTGATTACCACCCGGTAACAATGACAGCCATTAAGGCAGAGATCAGGGGAGCGGCGCTCGTAGCAGCGGGCAGCACCTACCGGGCTACGGTGATCCCGGGGAGCGGCATGGACCTGAGCCGGTTTGACGCGGATCACGTTAAAATCATGCACAACGGCGTTAATGTTACGAGCGCGGCTTATAACCAGTCCAGCGGAGAGATTGTTATTACAAACGTCAGCGGGCCTATAACGATAGACGCCGCGCCGTTTATCAATCTCGTGCCGACCAGCACCACCGACGATCAAACCACGATATTCAACGGAAACGGCTCTATCACAGGTTGGCGACTTAATTTAAGCGGAAATCTTACGCAGGATAACGCGGACCCGACAGCGCACGTGAGCGGGTTTATCCCATACGACGGCACAAAACAGGTTCTGCCGGTGGTGCGGATCGCGCAGCTCCTGCACGATTACAACTTCACGTGGCAGGGGAATTACATCCAATTTTACAAATATCAAAACGGACAGATGGTGCTCGTAAGCGGCGGTGCGTGGCCTCCAAACGATGTGCAGCAGCTCAGGCCCGGTGTAACTCTTAATGACAGGATATTAACGTTTGATCCTAACAATGCATCGTCGGCGTTTAAGACAGCGGCGCAAAACGCGGAATTTATACGATGCTCGATTGCTACTCTCGACGAAAACAATATACCGTTTGTTGTAACGATTGATGAGGATATTATATATTAAGGAGAGATAGAAGATGGTAACGGTAAACGGAAAAACGGCGAACAATACCGGCACGGCGGCATTTGAGCTGCTGGGCCTAAGCACGGATACGAAGCCAACCGGAAAATTCAGCGGGTATACGGTAGGGGAAAACAGCGTATTTCTGGAGCTGGATACGGGGACGTTGTATTACTTCTCCGGCGGCGCGTGGACAGCGCTCGGCGAGAGCGACGGAGAATGAGGAGGCGGCTATGGATATTATCACATTGGCAGCGGCGCTTAAAAACGGCGCAGAACAGCCGAAAATAACCGTGGACGGGCAAATCAGCGAGACGAGCGAAAACCCTGTGCAAAACAGGGCAATCTCAGCGGCGCTGAATCGGAAGGCAGATTCGACCGATATAACTGATTTTGTGACGGAGAACGACGTAAAGGCAGCGATCTCCGATGCGGTAGGGGGTATCGTGCGGTTTGAGTACCACAATTGCGAACAGGGAGAATATGACCCGAATACAGGCGTTCCAACTGTGACGGGGGCAGACACGAACCACATCTATCTCACGCCTACCAGCGGAACGAACCTAAACATGTACGCATATATAAACAATGCTTTCACGTTCCTCGGCACCACCGAGGTGGACCTGAGCAATTACGCCACGAAAACGGAACTGGCGCAGGCTGTGCCGGAGAATGTATCAGAGCTGGAAAACGACGCGGGGTATATTACAAATCCGAAAATAATTAAGATTGATTTGTATGTACCTGCCGAGGCGGTTACCGATTTTGCGACCGGGTATGTAGGCGGCTTGTCCGGCGGGAAAACGGCGATCATCGACGTCAGCGCTGATACGGCGCAGGCTATGATCGCGGCGGCGGCCAGCGGAAATACATTGTATGCAAATACTGTAAACAGACCGCTCGACAACGTAAGCGAAGCCGGCGAGGCGGCTCTGCTTTATAATCTGGCGGAAACGCAGACAGGTGCAGAGAGCGGTTTCGACGTGGACAATGCAGAGAAGCCTGTATGGGCAATCATTGTTGTTGAGGATGATGAGGCGCCCGGCACTTACGTAATGCAGGTGCTTTCGTCCGAAGAAATTGCCGGAAAAATCATTACCGTATTTGCGGAGGGCAGCTACCTGACGGAGCACCAGAGCCTGCAGGGGCTGGCGACCGAAACGTGGGTGAATACGGCGCTGAACAAGAAAGCAGATAAAACCGCAATCACGAAAATGGTTAAGGGGGCGGACAAGGCCTACACCATTGTGGTGAGCAATTCCGCGCCTGCGTCGGGGACGGCGGATAACATTATTACAATCGTGGTGTGAAACATGGCAAAAATAACAACAAAAGATTATTTTTACATTGGAGACCCTGAATACGGTACGTGGGGCTCACCTGCAAACATGATAGATGGCAGTTACACAAACGAGGTTTCAGTAAGAAAAGGTGGACATTACAATAGCAATCATATTGATTACTATTTTAAATTTTCGATACCATCAGAGGCGGCAGAGGAATTGAATTTCATATTATACCCTGCTCAACACTCGTATTACACAATCAACATTGGATTGTATTACGGAAACCAGTCATCCCGCACGCGCATAGGGGCATTGTGGACGAAAAAACTGACGAAAGATTTTACACCGAAC